CGCCCATTGCCTGATGCACGTCTTCCCGCACCTTGAAAGCCAGATCATTGATCGTGCGCATCAAGGCAAACGGCATCTGACGTTTGGCAACGCTCTCGAAATAGCTTTGGACGCCCTTGCTGTCAGCAGTAATCTCAATCTTCATAAAATGGCGCTCGATGTGCGGCGAACCGATTGTCTTAGTGGTGGCGTTTGTGCGGGCGAATACACAAGCGGTGTCGGTTCTGGTTTCATTTCTTCGACCTTCATCTTTCCAAGTCTTGATTCAGCCTGCTTGAAACTCGGATTCAGAATCTTGAGCGCGGCCAGCGCATAGCCCCGGCAGTCAAGTGCTTCATTTCGCGGTCGGGTCTTATGCCATTCACGAACCGGGAAGCCCTTGACGTAGCGGGTCATCAGTTTTTCAGCCGTCAACTGATGGAACCATTCCTCCTCTCGGTCTTCTGGGAAATGGCAATAGCCTGGACCCGCATCTGCAATGGCCAAACGCCGCATGATGGTCAGCTTGACCTCATCAGCGCCGACCATGAACAGGTCAATCTTGCGCTTTGATTTACCGCTTCGGCGTTTGCTAGGTGCAGAAACAATCGGCTTCCCCCAGCCGCCCATACCTTTGATGCCGTAAATCCTTCGTCCTCGTTTGCTGAAGAGCCATTCGTAGGCAGCTTGCGTATTCCCTCCCGTGCCGCCGGTATCTACTGCCGCACAGGTGATAGCCAAGTGAGCGCCGGACTCATGACGGAATGATTGCGAGAGAAAATACTCCATGTCTTCCCACACGTCCGACTGCAATGGGTCGCCCCAAAAAACTCGATATTCGACAGACCACGATTCCTCGCCATGTCCCCAGGCCACCACTTCACATTCCAGTCGATCCTGTTGCATGTCGATGCCAGCCGTCAGGATGATGCCGCCCATCGGGACTTTGGCCGCGTAGCGTTCGCGACGTGACATCAGCACATGGGTTTCAGCCTGTTCCCCCATAGCTTCATAGGTTTCGGCCAATGAAACATTGTGAAATGCTTGCAAGTCATCAGAAGCCACCTTGTCGTGGTAGGACTGGACAACATCTCGCATCCTTCTGAACGTGCTGTATAGCTCGCTCATGTGAAAGCTTGCATGCCCCTTGAACGGCTTTTCAGCGCGCCATTCACCCTTGCGTATTGCGGCTATTCTCGCTCCGTCATCCCATAGAGAACCGCAGTCGCAACAAACGTACCTTGCCGATTCTGGATGCTGCTCTTCATTAGGCGAAGACTTGCCGTGCCATGTAACGTTGTCCCATTTAAGCGTTTGCCATGTCCCGCAATCACCGCATGGCACCCACCATCGACGCTTGTCTCCCAGCTCAAATCCAAGCTCGATGTTGCTAGATCCTTTAGTGGTGGGAGTGCTTGATTCGATAAGTACAGCTTCATCACCAAAAGCGGCATTACGCTGGTTTATTAGTGATAACGGCGACCCTTCAGCCGTCGCAAGATAACCGTCTATTTCGTCAGCCAAGACGATTGGGGCAGACCTACCCCGCAATGTTCGTGGACTGCCAGCCCAAGACATCATCAGCCAGCCACCTGGATATGACATGGCCTTTGAATTGTTGACCCCCTCTCTACTACGTTGCTTTGCAACCTTCTCCTTAATTGCCTTGCAAGTTCCAAGCATCGGCCTAAGTTTTGTTTCTAGGAACATCTTCATGTCCGTTTCACTTGGCATACAAAAGAGCTGTGACTTTGCGTCGTGGTCAATGTGATAACCAACAATTGCCTGCATGACGGTAGTCTTTCCAGTCTGCGCAGCCAGCATGTAGGAAATGCGACGGATTCCAGGCTCACGCACTGCGTCAATCATGCCGCGCTGCGGTGGAGCATTGGCAAACCGAATAGGACCAGGCGCGGCGTTACCGAGTGGTATTTTCAGATTATTCTCAGCCCATTCAGATGGCAGCATGTCGGGTGGCGGAACCAGATGAATGGCCGCCTTTTTCATCGCAAAGATGACACCTTGGATGTTTGAGAACAGGCAGCTATTCTCCATCATCGTCTTCGATATCGAAGTCATCGTTGGCCGACTGCTCAAGCGCTAGCGTCAGTTCAGCACGCAGCTTAGCCTTGAATGTCTTTTCGTCTGTCTCACCCAGCAACTGCAAAACAACTCTCGATGGCACATTGAGGATGTTGGTTCGGATGGTGGCCATCATGCGGGATTGCGTCATCTCGAACTCTCGAATAGGCGCAACCTCGCCACGAGCCTTGGCCAACTCTAATTCGGCCATCGCCGCTTCAGCGGATAGCTTTCTGCGTCTCGCATCTTCGATATCTGTTGGCGCTGATCCAGCGGCGGACTCTCTCTGTCGCTGACCCCACCAAGCGACAACATCTGGCAGTAGAAAAACCCACGGGATGCCTTTTGTTCCTCGTTGCTTGAATGGACATCCATCGCGAATCCATCGCTCAACAGTGGGAAGAGATACGCCCATTGCCTGGCTTAATTCCTGCCGGTTTAATTCCATTAATCAGTGCTTTTTGAAACAAAACATACGAATCAGAAGTTCTCGCAGATATCAAACACCGAGGTTTGCACTTCCCGCCGTCAAGGTTGCTGGGAAGAACCTAAATTTTTTCGCATCGCGAACGGATGCAGTGCGTCTTTGACTGCAAGATAGACAGCGTGTGCTTCTTCTGGTGTATTCCATACGCCAATGGATTTGCTGATGCCATCAACATTTATCACTGCTTTGTATTTGTTTCTGGCAATGCGAACACCAGTGAAGCCCCATTGATTGGTTTGGTAAATCGCTCTGTTCTGGCAGTTCTCAGCAACTGAACATTCACGCAGGTTGTCTATCCTGTTGTCTTGCTTGTCTCTGTTGATGTGGTCAACCTGATCGCTTGGGAATCGCCCATGTGTAAGAAGCCACGCCAATCGATGGTTGGCATAACGGACACGATCAATTGTTGTCCAAAGGTAATGCCCTTTCGTATCAATTCGTCCAGCAATATCTCCAGCCTTTCTGACTCCTTTTGCTACTCTCCAAAATAGTAGCCCAGTCTCTGGCTCATAGCGCAACAGCGCGTTTGCTTCCTCAAAAGTCAGCCTTGTTTTATCCTTTGCCTGCATCGTATTAGCCTCCTATAAGGTTGATGCGGATGAAGTGACGGGTACGGGAGTCCACCCCATATCCGTCGCGATTTATCTTTTTCCCTACCACCACAGCCCCAACAGCAGCACGCCAATCATCAGCACGCCCACAAAGTCCCAATCAATCATGGCCCATCACCATCGCTTCAATCTTCATGTCCCAATGGTTCAGGAAGATGTTCCGAATGTCGGCCTCTTCTTCCACCTCAGCCAGTTTGGCCAGATAGTGTTTAGCCTTATCGCCGTCATCATGTGCGTCCACCTTGCGGCCTTGCCGCATCGAGTATTTGATGATGTTGCCTTTCAAAAAGCCCACCCACTCTTCATGCGTTAGCACGGCCTGCATGACTTCCCACGGTTCAATGGCCATCGTCTTGTAATGTTCGCCACCCACCTGGTAATCGTTGGTTGATTCGCTCATGCCTTGTCCAACCTCGCATGTGCCAGTGCGTCTGTATATTTTTCCGGGTAACGCTTACTGAGCTTTTCAATGTTCTGCTTGGCCAAGTCTTCCATTGAAATACCCAAACGCTTCGCACCCAACGCAATGAACCACAGCGAATCACCCAACTCTTCCGCCGCGTTCTCAACGTCCAAGGGTTTTGCGTAAATGAGATGCCGCTTGACCGCATCCACAAACTCGCCTGCTTCACCCGCCAAGCCCAGTGCGGCATGAATGAGGTCCATATTTTCGCCAAGGTCTTTGGCCGTTCGATTGGCCAGCGTCTGATAATCGTTTAATCGCATGTCACGTTGCCTCGTATGGTTTGCCATCTGAAAATCGTCCATCGGTTCCGCTGGAACGCGCCCGAATGTCTGCCTTGTCCGCTTCGCTGTGCTTGGGTAACCCGCAATACCACTTCCAGTTGCAGCCCTCGTACCACACCCCCACACAAGCCCCGCCGAAGTCATCCTTGAACAGCATCTTGCGCGCCTTCGGCGGATTGGCCGGGTCGATACGCTTCCAGGTCGGTGCGTATTCGGTGAAGGGCTGATGTTCATCCTGCATCGTGGTTTTTCTCCTGATTCAATAACGCAATGACAATGCCAAACGGCAGCATTGCCACAATCGCCAGCAGGGTCAGCATGACCAGAGTTGTGGATAGTATGTGGGTGAGGATAGGTTTCATGTCAGCGTTTCCCATGCTGCTGCAACCACTCTTGGAACTTGCCCATTACCAAGGGCTTTAAGTCTGTCCACCCGTTTGGCCACCCCATCAACCACTCGACCCACGCGGGATTCAGTCTCATCGGCGGGGTCGGCTGGCCAAGCTGGAAAGATTGCCGTTCCACGGTGTAATCCAGACGGTCGTCCGTATCGGCCCGGTTGTGATTTGGACTCCAGCCCTTGTGCTGGGTCGCTGTTGGTGTTGGCCAGGTTCTGGCTTGACCTAACAGTGATGGTCTCGTTGAACCATCCCTCTGGTTGTGCCTGTCCCTGCCGTTCGCATCCTGAACTGTTGGCGTTTGCCACCGCATCACTTGAGCCGACAGCTTCGGTTCCCCACGGCTGTTGAACTTGCCTTTGGTTCGGTTTACTGCATCGTCGGCAACGGGCGTTTGCCAGATTCGCTTCTTCAGTGCTTTGCGGCTGTTGCTGCCGCCGTCCAGGCCTTGGCATGTCGGCGTGTGGAAAAAGTCCACGTTGTTCGGCACGTATCCACATCCTGTCCCGCTTGTGAGGTGCGCCGGTTTCTGCTGCTGATATGCAACCCCATTCCGCATCGAACCCCAGCGCGGCCAAATCTCCAAGGACGGTTCCGAGTCCTCGAAGAGAGAGCATTGGGCTGTTTTCCACAAGGACGCATCGCGGTCGTACTTCGCCAATAATCCGGGCCATTTCTGACCAGAGTCCTGACCGTTCACCGCTGATGCCTGCGCCTCTTCCGGCGGCGCTGATGTCCTGACACGGGAATCCGCCAGTGACAATATCCACG